CAGCCCAAGATAAAGCCCTTGAACTTGACGATATTGGTGATACATTAGTCCAATTAGCTAGAAGAGCTAAAGATGTAGATGAAAGAGAATTAGCTAACCAAATTCTTAACTCTGCTAAATTTGCTAAGAAAACTGAATTTAAAAAAGTAGAAAAAGACGCTGGTATAGGAGACGAGCAAGTATAATGGCAAAGAAAAAGACCAAATTAGATAAAATGTCTAAAAAAGAAAAGACATCGTTAGCTTATGCTTTAGCTACTAATTTGGCAAAGTATGGTAAACCCCAAACCCCTAAAGAAGGATTAACTAAAGGACAAATGAAAAAAAGAGAAACAAACGTAAAAAAGTTTAAAAAAGCTTTTGATTTAGAAGAAATTATAAATTTGACTTTAGCTAAGAAAAAAAATAAGCCTAAAAAGCCGTTTATTTCTACTCAAGATGAATTACCTTCTAACTATAATCCTATGACGGGTAAATTTACCGAATTAAAAAATCCTAAAAAAGCGGATTTAAACAAAGACAATAAACTTTCCTCTTATGAGAGAAGAAGAGGAGAAGCTATTGAAAAAGCTATAGCCCAACAAAAAAGAACAAACGAACACCACTTAGAGGAAGATTTAGATTTAGGCCACCAGGATAATGAACCTCACATGCTTAAAAAAGACCTTTACAGAATCGCTAAGTATGCTTCTGAACTTTATCTAATGGTAAATGAATTTGATAATAAAGGAATGGAAGTAGATTTTCCCCATTGGTGGCAATCAAAAGTTATCAAATCAAAAGAAATGCTTATTTCTGCTAAACACTATTTAGATGGTGAGTTAATGATTCCTAAAATTGATGCAATGATAGATGAAAACGATGCAGAAGTCTGAATTCATAGCAAAAATAAAAAGGCTTGTTAAAAAAACATACGCCCAAAAAACTGATCCTTTAAAGGATGTTGAGGGCATTGAATTTAGTGACTATCCTGTAATTAATCAATTTCCCCCATTACAAAAAATAATGGATGATTTGTTTGATTTTCAATTTGAACCTTTTGTAGAAGATATAGATTGGGTAGCCCCCCGTCCTACTACGTTTAGAATTAAATTAGTTAATGGTGCCGATTTTTATCTAATATATCAAGGTGCAAATTCTGATAAAGCTGTATTTATAGCACAAGTAGCAGGCAAAAAATATTTCCTAGAATCTCTTCCAGAGCAACAACAGGCATCAGAAGCAATTGCTAGATTATTAAGATTTAATTATGGTGCTACTTCAAAACCTGAAGAACCATTAGATACAGGTGAACCCGCTGCTTTAGATACTTCACTACCTGATGAACCCGCAGCGGCAGAACCTGCAGCAGCAGCAGAACCAGCAGATTTGGGAATCCCAGCTTCAGTAGACGACTTATAATATTATGGAAACTTACGGTGATTTAAAAAGAACCATAAATAATGTTTTAGCTAAGAAAAAAGCTGAAAGGGTAGGTAAAGCTGCTGTAGGAGCTGTTATAAGTTCTGTTCCTGGATTAGGAGTAGCTAAAGATGTTTTTGATGTAGGTAAAGCTCTTTTTAATAAACCTGATGGTAAAAAAACTAACACTTGGTTAGATAAATTAGATGTGGATGATGAAGCTTCTGCAATTGTAGATGATACTGTAGAAGATACTTTTATTAAAGATAAAATGAATTCATTAACTAGTGAACCTGATGAGAAACCACTTGACTCTAACTTTAGTATGAGTGGTGAACTTGTTAAATTTTTAAAAAGTAAATATAAAGGTAGAACATTAGCAGGCATAACGGAAGAAAACAAAATGAAAATATCAGAACTTAAACATATGATTAAGCAAGAAATCCTTGCTGAACAAGAAAAAGCTGCACCCGGAAAATTAACTGGTGGTACCCAAGAGCTTATGAAGTATTTAAAGCGATTAGATATTCAAGATTTTGATCAACAAAAATTTAATACTACTTTCCAACTTGTAAAACAAGGTAAGCCCTTAAATGTAGCTGCTAATAAAATTTTAGCTAACACAATGATAGCCCTAATCAAAAACCAGGACGATTCTTTACTTAGAACTATTTTTTCTAAAATGAGACAAGTAGACGAAAAATGAATATAATAGAGCAGTTTTTACGTAAAGTTTCTTATAAATTCCCTAAGGGATATCCTGATATTAATGATAAGCAAGATATCCTTTTATTAGAAAAAATATTAAAAGATTTACTGGAAGTAGATTATAATATTTTAGATTTTGGGGATTTATCAAGGAGAGCTAACAGGCTTAAAAAAGTCCATTTTAAAATTATGGATAAAGAACCTTTCACCACTCCTACAGGCGAAGTTATATTAACTTATGATAAACCCGAATATGCTGAATTTTTTAAAAATGATGATGCTTCTGGGGTTAAAAATATAGGAGGAAGAAATATAAATTCTTTTCCTTTCTTTAAAGATCAAAAAGGGAAAAAATATTCTATTAGTGATCTTCTTAAAACTAGTGATTTTGGAGGAAGGGGAGCTGGGTCAGGAACAGCAGCGGAGGATGTAGCTTTATTAGATATAAGCCGCCAAATAAAAGAATTAGGTTCTGTTAATATAGTTTTAGAGCCTGGGGGATTTGTTTATAAAGGAATAAGTGAAGCTACTACCTTTAGAGGAACCCCAAAAGCAGATTTCTCATTAGATGCAGGGGATAAAGAATTAATTTTTATTTCCCACAAAGATGGAAAAACCCCTAAAGATTTCCAACAATATGGAGGTTTTACAGGATTAACAGATTACCCCGAAGTTCAAAAGTTTATTGAGGATGTAAGAGAAATAACCGGAGGGGAAATTAAAAGTGGCCAGGCGTTTAAACGTAAAATAGTTAATGAAGAAATAGCCCTTAAAGCAGTATATGGTTTAGATTTTGGATCTTCTAAATTTGGATTAAATAACTGTCAAATAGTCTTACAAGGAGGGATAACTTTAAAAGCTCTAGATGATGATACCTATTTACTAGGGGCCCATCATAAGCTTTTATCACCTGAGATGCCAACCGGAGAATACACTCCTTATTTATATGTTAGAAAGGGTGATAGGGATAACGCCGGCATAAAAAGCGCCAGATTCGGAATTTTCCCTATAAATTACAGACCCGCAGCCCAAGAAATTTAATATTTATAATCATGTCACTAAAAAAATTAATAGAAGAAAATTTAGTTAACTATAGTATTTTAGAAAAAAGCGATTGTGGTTGTGGCTGTGATGAATGTAATGACAAAATGGCATTACTCGAGAGTAAAGCGCCTATAAGCGAAGGCCTCCGTTATCACATCGAGAATGGTATATCATTGCAAGAAAATGTATTTAGAATTGGATCTAAAAAATTCTTACAAATGTTTGCTGAAGCCCGTATGTTAAACGAGTGGGGTACTATTAAATTAGATGAAAATAGCCGTCACTTAGTAGAAACTACTGACATTGGTAAATTTGGTATTATGGAAAATAAAAGAGTACCACTCGATATACCAATGCCTATTAGTGAACAAGAACAACAAATAGATGAGTTTTTAGGTAAATTAACTAAAAAACTTACTAAAATTGTAGGCATACAAAAATTAGCCGACATCGTTCTAAAAAATATAGCTGATGCTGTCCCAGAAGATAAAAAAGAATTAGTACTAGACCTTAAACCAGTTATTACTTCTGCAATTTCTATGGGTAAAATAGCTACTTTAAAAGAATTATTTGATTACTTAATGGAACACGGAGGTGAATTAAAAGATATAATTCTAGAACTTCCTTGGCATGAGTTGATTAAAAAAAGACCTAAACTTACCGAAGGTGAGTTAGATGAAGCTAAAAAGAAAAAGAAAAAGAAAAAAGATCCACCAATTGGTAAGCCAATGCGTTCTTCCTCTGGGGGCAAGGCATATAAAGTGTATGTAAGAGATCCTAAAACTAAAAATGTAAAAACAATACGTTTTGGTTCTGGTGGTTTAAAAGCTAAAATTAGAAACCCTAAGGCAAGAAATGCTTTTTCTAAAAGACATAATTGTCCTAATAAAAAAGATAGAACAAAAGCTTCATACTGGAGCTGTAACCTTCCAAGATACGCTCCATTATTGGGTTTAGGACCTAAAATGAATACATTCTGGTAATGAATCCTTATAAAGATTTAACTGAAGGTAAAGAGGTTATAAGAGAATTTAGCGCCGATACTGATCCTATGTCTTTAATTTGGCACGAAGATCAAGAAGATAGAATAATAGAGGTACTAGAAGGGAACGAATGGAAATTTCAATTTGATGAAGATATTCCATTTGAAATGGTTAATGGTAATAAGTTTGAAGTACCAAAAGGTTTTCTCCATAGAGTTATAAAAGGAAAAGGAAATCTCCGGGTACGAATAATAAAAACATAATATTTATCAATAAAAACATTATGGCAACAACACCTAAAAAAGAAATTCGTGACAATTTCAAAAAATCAAACCCAGGACCTTCCAAGCGTAGAAGAGATGGATTTTTAAGCGCTGTAGATAGCCTTTTAGATACTGCTCAAACTTCTACCCCCTCCCCATCAGTTAACACTACTAGTGGAAGTAATGTAGTAAATATTCCTTTAATACAACCTGCTAACACTGCATTAGAAGATATCATTGTACTTTGCACAGCAGCTACATCGCATGATACCGCTACAATAGGATTTAGAGCAGGAACCACAGCATATGGAGACCAACAAATTATAACAGGCTCTGATAGTGGAACCTCGAGTATTGCAGGATCTGGAACTTCAACAACAGTAGGGCAAGGTACTTCTATACATTCTAAAATAGCTACGTCATTACAAGGAGGTGGACCCCACACAATCATAGCAGGGTCAGGATACACTACTGAAGAGCGTACTATATACTGCCAAGTTTCAGGAAGTACAGGAGGCTTTGATACAGATACAGGTGCTTTTAGAGTAATAGGTAAATATTATAATTTATAATAACAAATATACAGACTGATTCATAGCCAGTCGAATTAATTTTAAAAATTTCGAGAGCTGTGGCCTCATTAACTTGGGGTCACAGCTCTTTTTTTGTATGTTCAAATGTTCAAATTTAAAATGGAAAAAATAGTAATAATCGGAGCGGGTGTAGCAGGCGTTAACGCTGCAACCAAATTAGTTGATAATGGTTACCCTGGTGATCACATCACCATTATTGATATGGGTAATGATCCTTACAAACGTAAACCTGAAGAAGTAATGACAGGTTTTATGGGTGCTGGTGGTTGGAGTGACGGTAAACTTACGTATCATACCTCAATTGGTGGACATATGTCTAAGTATTGTGGTGACGAAAAGGCTATGGAGCTAATGGACCAAGTCATTACCAACTTTAAGCGTTTCCACCCCAAACCAGAAGAAGTACAATGCTCAAATCCTGAAGCAGAACCAGATTTTATTAAACCATATTTTGGCCTTCGTTTATTCCCAGTTTGGCACGTAGGCACAGATTATTTACATGAAATTGGTAAGAATTGGTATGATTTCCTTTGTAATAAGGGTGTTAAGTTTCATTGGAATACTAAAGTAACTCGTGTTTTCCCCCAAGAAAATACAGTAAACTACCAGTATACATCTGATGATAACCGCATAGGAGGGGGATTAATGTATTATGATCGTTTGATCTTTGGTGTAGGTAAATCTGGTATTGATTTTGGTAAGCAAATTATTGAAGAAAATAATTACCCAACTGAAGCAAAACCAGTACAAATTGGTGTGCGTTTTGAGGCACCACAAAAACACTTCCAAAAACTTATTGATGTAAGTTATGATTTTAAACTGTACCGTAAGTTTGAAGATGAAGGTGTATCACTTCGTTCATTCTGTACTAATAATAATGCAGCATATGTAGCACTTGAAGAAACATATGGTGATTATAGTTACAATGGTCATGCCAAAAAAGACGAAGCATATCGTAACGATATGACTAATTTTGGTATTTTGATGGAAGTTAGAGGAATTGATAAACCATTTGAATGGTCTCGTGAATTAGTCTCTAAAGTACAAAAAGTAGATATCGTACCTGGTGAAGGTTATGGCGGTAAGAGAGCACAAGGTCGCTTTCAAGCAAAATATAAAGCTGGATTATATTACTCACCTTGGGTTGAAGAAGAAGGTGGTGGTGGTATTGTAAACCGCTTAAAAAGTAAAACATCTGAAGGTGATTGGGTAAAAGCTCATTATATTACTGAAAAAGGTTTACAAGAAGTTCGTGATCACTTTCAAGGATACTTTAAATACATTGAAGATTTTATTGAGGATATGAAAAAAGTATTCCCAACACTTGGTGATGATTGGGGTATGTACATTCCTGAAGTAAAATATCTTTCACCTGAACCACTTGTAGATTATGATAATTTATCGCTTAAACAAGTACCTAATATTCACTTTGTAGGTGATGCTCTTAGTGCTAGAGGAATTACAGTGTCAGGAGCACAAGGAACTTATGTAGCAGAATCAATATTAAAAGAAAATGGAACAGAAACAAAAATGGCCGAAGCCCAAGAGACTACGTACGCCTGAAGGTACAATAGCACATTACTGGGATGGAAAACTCCACAACTGGGATGGACCTGCTTTAATACCTAAGGGTGAGAATCGTAAAAGAGAATATTATCTTTATGGATTGAAATACACTGAGGAAGGGTGGAAAGAAGCAAAACGGAACACCACGGGATTACCCTGGTATAAAAACCCAGCAATGCGCGAATCAGCAAGACAAGGAGGATAATGAAAATAGGATTTACAGGAACAATGAGTGTGGGTAAAACCACACTTGTTAATGCTCTTAAGAATGTGCCTGAATTTAAGGATTATAAGTTTGCTACTGAACGTAGTGCTTATCTTAGTTCATTAGGTATACCTTTAAATTACGAAACTACTCTTGAGGGTCAAACTATATTTTTAGCGGAACGTGTAAGTGAAGTTATGCAAGAAAATATTATTACTGATAGAACCATTCTTGATGTAATAGCGTTTACTAAATTAGCTAAAAAAATTAATTATATAGGAGAAGAGAAATTCTACACCTATGCATCTGAGTTTTTAGGCAAATACGATTATATATTCTACATCTCACCAGAAGGAATTGATATAGAAGATAATGGTATTAGAGAAACAGATGAACAATATAGAAAAGATATCGATTACATTATCCGACAATTAATGTTTAAGCACGGAAGTGGTAGAAATTGGCATACTATTAGTGGTTCTACTGAGGAGCGTATTGGACAAATTATGGAAATTATTAAATTTTAATATTTATAGATATGAAAATATGGAAATACATTATAGGGGTGCTAGCAGCACTTGGAGGTATTTTAGCTTTATCTTCATCTAATAAGAAAAAAGAACTTAATAAAAAAGTTCAAGACAATGAAGAAAAAATAAAAATTGTAAAAGCTAAAACTAAAGTTGTAGAACAAAAGAAAAATGTAGCTAAAGCTAAAGCAAGTAAAAGTAAAGCAAAAGCTAAAACTCTTGACAATCAATTAAAAGATACAAAAACCTCAAAAAATATTGTTGATAATTTTGAAAAGAAACATAGAAAAAGAGGCCGTCCACCTAAAAATAAGGCATGAAATATTTATTTCTTAGCATATTATTGGGGGCATCCATTATAAACTATTCCCAGGATACTGTTCAAATTTCTTCTGATGAGCTTGAAGAATTTTTTACGGCTTTAGACACCTTACGTTTTCAAGATTCATTAAAAACCGAATTAATTAAAGAGCTTAATTTTCAAATTAAACTAGGAAAAGAAGTAGCACAATATGATAGTTTAATTATATCCTATAAAGATGAGGAAATTTCGCTATTAAACCACCAAGTAAATCTTTATAAAGACTATCTTAAAAAAGAAGATAAATGGTATAAAAAACAATGGGTGGGAGTAGCTGGAGGATTTTTAGGTACAATAGCTTTAATTAATACTATAAATTATACACTACCGGATTGAGTGATTTAAAACAAATAATAAGGCAGGAATATGTAAAGTGTGCACAAGATCCTATACACTTTATGAAAAAATACTGTATGATTCAACACCCCCAAAGAGGTAGAATCAACTTCCACTTATACCCCTTCCAAGAAAAAGTATTAAAACTTTGGAGAGATAACCCATACTCAGTTGTTTTAAAATCCCGCCAGTTAGGTATTTCTACTCTATCTGCGGGATATTCTTTATGGTTAATGACTTTCCATAAAGATAAAAATGTTTTATGTATAGCTACAAAGCAGGAAACTGCTAAAAATATGGTTACGAAGGTTAAATTTATGTATGAAAATTTACCTTCATGGCTTAAGATAGATTTCGAAGAAAATAATAAATTAACTCTTCGATTAACAAATGGATCCCAAATTAAAGCCACCTCGGCATCAAGTGATGCAGGTAGATCAGAAGCTGTTTCTCTTCTACTAATTGATGAGGCGGCATTTATTGAAAATATTGGTGAGATATGGGCCTCAGCCCAACAAACACTTGCTACTGGTGGTGGGTGTATAGCATTATCTACTCCCTATGGTACTGGTAATTGGTTCCACCAAACATGGGTAAGAGCAGAGGCTAAAGAAAACGACTTTTTACCTATTAAATTGCCTTGGTATGTCCACCCTGAAAGAGACCAGGAATGGAGAGATAAACAAGATGAATTATTGGGTGATCCTAGAATGGCGGCCCAAGAATGTGACTGCGATTTTAGCACATCAGGTGATGTTGTATTCTACCCTGAGTACATGGAATTTATAGAAAAAACCACAATTAGAGAACCTTTAGAAAGACGTGGGGTAGACCAAAATTTATGGGTTTGGGAACCTGCTGATTACACCAGATCTTATATGATATCAGCAGACGTAGCTAGAGGAGATGGTAAAGACTATTCTGCATTCCATATTTTTGATATTGAAAATGCTACTCAGGTAGGAGAGTATAAGGGTCAAGTATCTACTAAAGATTTTGGTAATATATTAGTAGCAATAGCTACTGAATATAACAATGCCTTATTAGTAGTTGAAAATGCTAATATTGGATGGAGTACTATTCAAACTATTATTGAAAAGGGTTACCAAAATCTATACTACTCACCAAAATCCGATCAGGTTAATGTAGACTCATATTTACAAAACTACGAAAACAATTCAAATATGACTGCGGGATTTACAATGTCTACTAGAACTCGTCCTATGGTTATAGGTAAATTTCAAGAATATGTTTCTGATAAAGGAGTTACTATCCAATCTAAGCGTTTAGTAGAAGAAATGAAAACCTTTATCTGGAAATACGGTAGAGCAGAAGCGCAACAAGGGTATAATGACGATTTGGTAATGAGTTTTGGTATAGGTCTTTATGTAAGAGATACTGCATTAAAATTTAGACAGCATGGATTAGATGTTACTAAAGCAGCATTAGGATCGTTCCACAAAACCACAGTAAACTATCAAGGAGCATATTTTTCAACTGGAAAAGATAATCCCTATCACATGGATGATGGGAAAGGAGGCAAAGAAGATTTTAGTTGGCTCTTATAATATTTATTAACACATTATGGCAGATACAAGCGTATTTACAAGATTAAAAAGATTATTTTCTACTGACGTAGTTATAAAAAATATAGGAGGTAATAAACTTAAGGTTTTAGACTTTAGCAATTACCAACAAACTGGTAAAGTAGAGACTAACTCTATGATTGACAGGTATAACAGGTTATACACAACTAACCAAATGCCTGTTTATAATCCCGCCCTTAATTACCAAACATTAAGGACACAATTATACTCAGACTATGAAGCAATGGACACTGATGCAATTATAGCTTCAGCCTTAGATATTTTATGTGATGAATCCACCCTTAAAAATGCTATGGGTGAAGTATTACAAATTAAATCATCAGATGAAAATTTACAAAAAATTCTATATAATTTATTTTATGATGTCTTAAATGTAGAATTTAATCTTTGGATGTGGATCCGCCAAATGTGTAAGTATGGTGACTTTTTCTTAAAACTTGAAATTGCTGAGAAATTTGGAGTTTACAATGTAATCCCTTACACAGCATACAACATTGTTAGAGAGGAAAAAATAAACGACAAGGATATGACTCAAATGGAGGTTAAATTTAGATTTGACCCTGATGGTTTGAGTGGTGGTGGTGAGTATGGTGGCTATTTTGGTGGGCTACAATCAAGTGGAGGAAAAGGTAGTAAAGGTGGAAAGGCTATATATTTTGACAATTATGAAATTGCCCACTTTAGGCTTCTTTCAGATGTAAATTATCTCCCATATGGTAGAAGTTATGTAGAACCTGCTCGTAAACTATTTAAACAGTATACCTTGATGGAGGACGCTATGTTGGTACATAGAATTGTACGTGCCCCCGAAAAGCGTATTTTTTATGTAAATGTAGGTGCTATCCCACCTGCTGAGATAGAAAACTTTATGCAAAAGACTATCTCTAAAATGAAGCGTACCCCTTACATTGATCAAAATACTGGTGATTACAACCTTAAGTATAATATGCAAAACATGCTTGAGGATTTCTATATCCCTGTTAGAGGAAATGATGCTTCTACCAAAATAGAAACAACCCCAGGATTAAATTATGATGGTATTCAGGACGTTAATTATCTAAGAGATAAGTTATTTGCTGCTCTTAAAATTCCAAAAGCATTCTTAGGATATGATGAAAATACTGATGGTAAGGCTACATTAGCAGCTGAAGATATTAGATTCGCTCGTACAATTGAGCGTA